GTAATAAGTTACCGAAGTGAAAATAGTGGTAAACTCAAATATAATGTTTGCACGCTAGACTTCTCTACACCTTACATTCAAAACAAAAGGAATCGGGCAAAAGAGTCTGACAGTACTCTTTTGCTTTTTTGTTGGGATACAGATTCATATAGATTATTAAAACCAAGTAATGTAACTATCGTAGTTCCGTTATCTTCCGTACTCAAAAACGGAGTATAATATGGAACTCTATGAAACACCCGAAATGTATGAGCGGGTAGTACATTACGACACAGAAAAAGAAATTCAAATACGATTAACAGTAAGTGTTTTTCGTGGGATAGAATATTTACATTTACGAAAATACTATATGAATTTTGATGAAGAATGGTGTCCAACTCCTGAGGGAGTTGCTTTTCCTCTTGATTTTAGTAATAGTCGAGAACTTTTTGCAGGGTTAGTTGAAATATTAAGTCTTGCAGAAAGTAAAGAAATCATTGAGGAAAACTTTTCTGACCTTATCCAGGACTTATACATAAAATAGTTCTTGACTTTTCTTTCTTCTTTCTGTATAATATATGGTCTGAGTGAGGAAATATATGAAAGATTTTTTTGAAAAATGTGAAGCCGCTTACTTCTCTGGCTACCCGATAATCTCGGACGAAGAGTATGATGCGCTTGTAGCAAAGTGGAATCATCAAGCAGTGGGGCATATCGTCACAGACGGTGTACCTCATTTGTATAAGATGTATTCCTTACAAAAATATTTTGAATTAGCTGACGCCCCCGATACTACGGAGTACGTTTGTACCCCTAAGTTGGATGGGGCGGCTGTGTCTTTACTGTATGTAAATGGACACTTTGCACTTGGATTGACACGAGGCGACGGTAATCTTGGCCGAGATATTACCCTCAAACTAGAAGAGCTGGTTCCCATGACTATTCCTATGGAAGGTCAGGTACAGATTACTGGTGAAGTAGTTATGCCCTCGTCCGTCACTAATGCTCGCAATGTTGCAGCGGGGTTGTTAAACCTCAAAGACCTACATGAGTTTCGAGAGAGATCCCGGGATTTAGTCTTTGTTGCTTACGATCTCCAGTATGAGAAGGACTACTCAAACTATAAAGCAGCAATGAAAGCATTAGCCCATGAAGGTTTCAATGTCGTAACAGACTTCGACGCTACTAACTATCCTACGGATGGTTTAGTATATCGCCTGTGCGACCAGAGAGCCTTTGTAAAAATGGGACATACAGCTCACCATCCTCGCGGCGCTTTTGCTCTCAAAGAGCAGAAGGAGGGTAGTATTACAGAATTACTCGATGTTGTGTGGCAAGTAGGTAAATCGGGCGTAGTCAGTCCTGTTGCTATACTTGATCCAGTCGAAGTAGAAGGCGCTCTTGTGGGCAGGGCTACTCTACACAATATCGAGTACATTCGCTCTTTAGACCTGGAAATTGGTTGCAAAGTAGAGGTAATACGTAGCGGTGACATTATTCCGAGAATCGTTCGCAGAGTGGACCTTCGGAAAAATAGTTCTTGACTTTTACCTCAAATTTTCATATAATATATTCTACATTTTCGGAGAAGTTTAAATGCTAAGACAGATCGTGCCACCAATGGAATGTCCTTCCTGTGGTACTCGGCTTACTGTTGTCAATAATTTATTATACTGTTATAGTAATGTTTGTTCAGCACAGAAGCAGAAGAAGATTGAGCATTTTGCAAAGACTCTGAAGATTAAAGGGCTTGGCCCTGCAACAATAGAGAAGTTAGAGATAGAAGACTTCGATCAAGTTTATCTATACAATGAGTGTTTACTGTGTGAAAAGCTGGGCGAAAAGCTTGGTAAAAAGTTACACGCAGAGATTCAAAACTCTGCCTCAGCTCCTCTTGATTTGGTATTACCTGCTTTTGGTATTCCACTGATCGGAAAAACGGCAACGAAGAAGCTGTCTGAGACTGTTACCTCAATTACTGAAATTACTACAGACACTTGTGAGCGTGCCGGATTAGGCCCAAAAGCAACCGAGAATTTATGCGACTGGTTACATGAAGAGTTTTATTGTTTTTATGACGGGGCTCTTCCATTTGACATGAAGTTTACATCTCCTGGCCCACTATCAGTACCTATGGATCGGGGTGTTGTCTGCATAACCGGAAAGCTTAAGAGTTTTAAGACTAAGGCTCAAGCAAGTACAGCACTTGTTAATCTTGGCTATGTAGTAAAAACAAGTTTAACCAAAGACGTAACACTTCTTGTTAATGAAAGTGGTATTGAATCAGCAAAAACTAAACAGGCCAGAGAATCTGGCGTTGAAATAATTACGGATTTACAATCCTATTTGGAGAAAAAATATGGCACTTCCTAAGTGGACTGATGAGCGTACTGAAGCGCTTACAAATTTTGTCGGAGGCGAAAGCCCCGTCTCACAAGCTACTGTTGCAGAAGCAGCAGACCAGCTTGAAACTTCTACTCGTTCTATTTCTAGCAAACTGCGAAAAATGGGTTACGAAGTAGAGCTTGCTTCTGCAGCTTCTGGTAAGTCTTTTACCGAAAGTCAAGAAGCCACTCTCCACGCTTTCGTTACTGACAATTCTGGTCAGTACACTTATGCTCAAATCGCTGAGCATTTCGAAGGCGGTTCTTTCTCACCTAAGTCTATTCAGGGTAAGATCCTGAGTATGGAGCTTACTGACCATGTCAAGCCAGCTCCCAAGGTAGAAAGTGTACGTACCTACACCCCTGAAGAAGAAACAACTTTTGTTTCTATGGTAAATGACGGAGCCTTTGTAGAAGCAATTGCTGATGCTCTTGGCCGTTCAGTTAACAGCATTCGAGGCAAAGCTCTTAGCTTGTTGCGAAGCGGTGATATTGACGCCATTCCTCGTCAGGAGAGCACTAAAGGTGCTTCAAATGCAGATCCTCTCGCAGACGTAGACGTTGCGTCTATGACTGTAGAAGCTATCGCTGAAGCGATTGGCAAGACTGCTCGAGGAGTTAAGACTATGCTTACTCGTCGAGGTCTGACTGCAACTGATTATGATGGTGCTGCAAAGGCAGCTAAAAGTCAGTAAAAATTTTTGATGTAGGCGGCTGGCCCTTCAGGGGGCTGGCCTTTTTATATGTTCGGGGGAACAATTGAATATTTCTAGTGCTTTAATAAAGCAATGTATTGCTGTGGGAGACTTCGAAACGTGGACTTATCTGCGTAAAGAATACTTGCCTACAGAATATCATCTGCTTTACGATCATATCGATAAGCACTGTGAAAAACGTCATGAGTTCCCTTCGTTCGACGATCTTAAACTAAGTATTCGTCATGCTGTAACCCGGGATAAAGTATTTGCAATTGAAAATATCTCTGTAGATATTGATGCAGTTACTTTACTAGAGTATTTAAAAAATGAGTATGCACAGAGAGAAATTTTAAACTCTCTCGATAAGTATATTGATAACTCAGTACTATTCGCAGACGCACAAGAGTCTGTAAATGAGTTGCACCAGATTGTTCTCGACGTAGAGGAAAAAGTAGATCTGGAATCTCCACAAGAGAGTATGCAACATATTGAGCTATTTGAAAATGAAGAAGATATTGCAAAGTATCTACCTTTAGGACTTAATCGTGCTTATGATAATGAAATTACTTTTAGTCCAAGAGATTTAGTTCTTATTGGAGGAAAACGGGGTCAAGGCAAATCTTTAACTTGTTCTAATATTGCAAACAATGTTGTTGAGTCTGGCCGTTCAGCTATCTATTTTACTATTGAAATGGATAGTCGTGCAATACTACAAAGGTGTTGCGGGATCGCTACAGGCATTCCTCAAAATCGTCTACGTTCAAAAAACTTGACTGTAGATGAATGGGAACGAGTAAGCTCTTGGTGGGCTTCTCGTTATGATAAAGGCTTAGAAAGGTTGCAAGAATACAGAGAGCACCGTAATTTTAATGACCTACACCATAAACTACGTACCGAGCATGAGCTTCTCCCGACTCAACAACTCGATGTAATTTATGATCCAAGTTTAACTCTTGCACGTATTCGTGCAGAGTTAGACAAAAAAGTAGGTAAGCTTAATGCCGGTGTAATCATCGTAGACTATATCAACCAAGTTCGAAAGTCTCATCTACCCTCACGAGGAGGTCAGTACGACTGGACGGAGCAGATTGAAGTAAGTAAAGCACTTAAATCGATGGCACAAGAGTACGAATGTACAGTAGTATCCCCTTATCAAACAGATGCTACTGGAGAAGCGAGATTCGCAAAAGGTATTCTTGATGCAGCAGATGCTGCGTTTGCTTTAGAAAGCTGGGAACAAGAAGATAAATGTTTAACATTTAATTGTGTTAAAATGAGGTCGGCTAGTATGGACAGCTTTACCTCTACTATGGATTGGGAGACTTTGAAGATAGGGCCGGAGTCAGAACTAACTCCTAAAGAAAGAGAGACTGCTTCAGAAAAAAACGAAGAAGAAATATACGACCTCTAATAAAAATAGTACTTGACACTCCCGTCGATTTGGTGTATAATATATGCTTAATTACGGGAGTTTTTTATTTATGGGAATGATTTATGGATCGCTACGCTACGATGTCACGGGAAGAAAGAAAAGTAATTATGCAAGAAAAGCTAAGGTTAGCACGAGAGGGAGTGTTCATGTCCCTCAACGAGTTAATTATCGCAGGAGTGAGCCTGAATACCCCTCAGCTCCCGAAACAGCTGGAGTTGCCGCTAGAGTGGAACCTCCACGTTACACCGGAACCCTTGTTAAGGGTATCGGAACCATGCATAAATCCAACGCAGTCCCAGTTATTAATGAAGAAGAGATGAAAGATTTAGCGAGGATGAGACGATAATGCACGATGCACTTATACACCATAGCCCAGAGATATGCCCTAACTGTGGAGAGCATATGGTAGGGGACGGGTACACACTCCCATCTCACTGCCCTAACGCATACGAAGAAGATTGGTGGTACTCTGAGCCGGATAGTGGGCCTTGGCTTTGTAGTATTGATGATGAGTATGATGAGCCTACCGAAATGGATGAGTGGGCTTCTTTTGATCCGGATTGCTAATGAACGTAGAAGATTTACTTTATAATAAAGATATTCCTTTCATACCAAAAGGTAAAGATTTTGTTGTCAGATGTTTAAACCCTGAACATAACGATCGTAACCCAAGCATGAGAGTAGATCAAATTACAGGAATTTTTAACTGTTTTTCTTGCGGCTATAAAGGCAGCCTCTTTAAGCACTTCGGAGAAAAAGCAGATAAAATGGAGTTAAGGCGACAATTTTTGAAGAAAAAAATACAAGAAAAAAGATTAGAAAGTATAGGACTCTCTATGCCAGAGGGCTATGCTCCGTATGTAGGAAACTGGCGAAATATTCGACCAGAAACCTATAAAGATTTCGAAGCCTTTATTCATTCTGGTAAAGACTTCAATGGTAGAATTTGTTTTCCGGTTCGCGACGGTTCGAGTCGTATAATAGCTTTTCAATCAAGAACAACAACAGATCAACAACCTAAATATTTATTTAGTCCTCCAGGAGTCAAGCTGCCTTTATACCCTGTAGTAGAACCTATACATGAAAGTATAGTATTAGTTGAAGGAATATTTGATGTTATTAATTTACATGATAAAGGTTTGACAAATGCAGTCTGTTGTTTTGGAGTAAAGAACGTAACTTTAGAAAAGCTAGAAGTTTTATCGGTTCAAGGAATAAAAAGAATAGATGTATTTTTAGATAATGATGAAGCAGGACAAAAAGGTGCAGAAACAGTAAGAAAGCTTTGTGAGGAAACAGAGCTAAGCACAAGAAATATAGCTTTTGGCGATAAATATACTGATGCAGGTTCTTTGTCTCAATTACAAATTGATAAATTAAGGAATAAACTTTATGGCTAAAGTAGCTATAGTAGAAAAGCAGCCAAGTAGAATTAATTATGCAGAATTTTTTGACTTTGATTTTGACCAGTATCAACTATGCTCAGACCCTACAGTTAAAAGGGTTCTGAAAAAAGATACTGATATTCAAATAGATACAGACCATTATGATTGGTTAGTTCTTGTCGGGTCAGAATCAGTAAAATATTTTACTAGTGTTAGTTCAGTACAAGAGTACACAGGCAAAAAAGTAGATAAAAAGTTTTTACCAGTAATAAGTCCAGCAATGTTAACATTTAAGCCTGAGGCTAAAAAAACTTGGGAAGAAAGTGTAGAGAGTATACATGGGTATATATCGGGAAGCATAGAAGAAGTAACAATTAATGATAGCATAGCTTGGGGTATACAAGATACGGAGGAAGCAAATGATTTTATTCGGGCTGCCATTGCAGAAGAATGTGAGTACATTGCACTCGATTCTGAAACAACTGGGCTGTACCCTCGTGACGGCTATATGCTCGGTATTAGTCTTAGTTACAATGGTAAGTGCGGCGCTTATATTGATACCGATTGTTTTGACGATGAAACTGAGCGATTATTACAGATACTTTTTGATCTCAAGACAGTAGTATTTCACAACGCCAAGTTTGACATGGCATTCTTTGAGTATCATTTTCATTTCAAGTTTCCTCGGTTTGAGGATACTATGTTACTACATTATCTTGTAGACGAGAATCCCGGGGGTCACGGCTTAAAGCAACTTGCTATCAAGCATACTCCTTATGGAGACTATGAAAAGCCTATGTATGATTGGATTGCTCAGTATAAGAAAGAGCATGGCATTCTTAAAGATCAATTTACATGGGACTGTATTCCTTTTGACGTAATGAAAACATATGCAGCCATGGATGCTGTAGTTACCTTTGTGCTTTATGAAAAGTTGCTTGTTGTAAAAACAAATGAAAGCTTAAAAAATGTTTATGAAAAGATTTTAATTCCTGGCACTCGATTCTTAATTGATACACAAGATAATGGAGTTCCTTTTGATAGAACTCGTTTACTTTTCTCCCAAGAAGCTATGCAAACAGATATAGATGCTGCAATATCAACTCTATATGAAAACGAAAAAATACGGAGGTTTGAAGAATTAAATGGTAAATCTTTTAATCCTAACTCTACTGTTCAGCTTCGTAGTCTTATGTTTGACTACTTGGGCCTTAAGCCTACTGGAAAAAAGACTGGTACGGGCGCAGACTCTACTGACGCGGAAGTGCTTAAAGAACTCTCAACTCAAAGCGATGTACCACAACTCATCTTGGATATACGACAAAAATCTAAAATCAAGAATACTTATCTTGATAAAATCATACCTCAACTTGATAGAGATTCTCATCTTCGTACAGGCTTTAATCTTCATGGGACTACTTCCGGTCGTCTTTCTTCTAGTGGTAAGTTAAATATGCAGCAGCTACCTAGAGATAACCCCACGGTAAAAGGGTGTATTAAAGCCTCTCCAGGTCATAAAATTGTAGCAATGGATTTAACTACCGCAGAAGTATATGTAGCCGCAGTCCTAGCAGAAGACAAAGCCTTAATGGATGTGTTTCGTAGCGGGGGAAACTTTCATAGCACTATTGCTCATAAAGTATTTAAACTGCCCTGTAATGTTGAAGATGTTGCAGAGCTGTATTCAGACCGAAGGCAAGCAGCTAAAGCTGTTACTTTTGGAATTATGTATGGGGCGGGCCCTGCAAAAATTAGTGAACAAGTTACAAAAGATAGCGGTAAATTCTTTTCTAAGAATGAAGCTTCTGAGGTTATTAATGATTATTTTGAGGCGTTTCATAAGTTAAAAGCATGGATAGAAAAAAACAAAAAATCTATTTTAACAAAAGGGTTTACTTACAGCCATTTTGGAAGAAAAAGGAGACTACCTAATGTTAAAAGTACCGATCAAGGCATTCGAAGTCATAGCGTTAGGTCTGGTCTTAATTTCTTGGTTCAGTCTGCTGCTAGTGATATTAATTTACTCGGGGCTATTGACATGGGAGAGTTTATAAAAAGTCAAAAAATGAAGTCAAAAATATTTGCATTAGTACACGACTCAATTTTGGCCGAAGTTCCAGACGATGAAATAGACTTTTACTCTGAAAATCTCCGTAAATTTGTTCAGATGGACAGAGGTATTTATATTAAAGGAGCCCCTGTAGGTTGCGACTTTGAAATTGGAGAAGATTATTCAATGGGTAAATTTGAGAAACTATATGGTAGTATACTATAGTAGTATTAATAAAGTAAGATTTCCTGTATATGAATTGCCAGATGGAAATTGGAATAGGCAAGATGGATTATTATTTTTAGAAGGACGAATAGTTGACGATAAAAATCAAATAGGTGACACCTTAGGAGTTCGTCGTATGCAAACTCCCCATAAAAATATATTGTCTTTAAAAAATCAATTAGATACTTTTCGTGCTTTAATATTAAGTAACCATAAATA